GAGACGGCGCCGCTCGGCCGGTTCGCGCCGCCTATGTTCGAGGGCGGCTTTTTGGAAACCGTGGTGCATCCCAAATATGGCATGAAGCTGATCGTCTCCGGCACCATCAAGCGCAAGTTTGAATCCGAGGTGAAGGAAGTGATCAAGCGCGCGCAGGAATTCCTCAAGGAGCATTCCATCTACAAAGGCCGCGCCATCTTTGTCGATCTGGCGTGGATCAGCGGAGAGCGCCCCGTGGACCCCATCAACGACGCGCCCAAATTCTGGGACGTGAGCAACGTGGATCAATCACAACTCATCCTCAATCCCACCGTCGAGTTCGATCTGACCACAAACATCTGGACGCTCATCGAATCGAGAACCGCCTGCGAGAACAACGGCATTCCCATCCGGCACGGTTGCATGTTGGGCGGAGCGTTCGGCACCGGCAAAACCCTGACCGCTCGCGTCACCGCCGCAAAAGCAGTGCAACACGGCTTCACTTTCATCTACCTCAAGCGCGCGGGCGACTTGGCGGAGGCGTTGAAGATGGCGGAACTCTACGAGCCTGCCGTCGTCTTTGCCGAAGACATTGATCTGGCTGTGAGTGGCGATCGTGACGAGGAAATGAACAACATCCTCAACACGCTGGACGGCGTGGACACCAAGGACACCGACATCATCACCATTCTCACCACGAACAATCTGGAAAGCATCGCCAAGGCGTTCCTGCGCGCTGGACGTATTGATACCGTCATCAATTACACGCTGCCGGAACCGGAAACCGCGCAACGCTTCGTGCGCCACTACGCGATGGACGACGACAAGAAGTCCTTGCTTGCGGAGGATATTGATCTCACCAAGGCTGGCACGTTGCTCACCGGCATGATCCCGGCCTTCATTGCCGAAGCGGTGCAGAAGGCCAAGCGCCGCGCCATCCATCGCACCAAGCAATCCAACATCGCCGGTCTGGTCATCGCCGAGGACATCGAGCTGGCCGCCGCTTCCCTCTCCGAGCACATCAAACTCGTTCAGGACAAATCACCCTTGAGCGAGAACGACCAGATCGCCGAGGCGTTGCACAAGGTGAACAGGGCCTGAAACCCGTAGCCACGCCAACCCCTATGCACATCGAACTCACCAAACTGGAATGCGATCAACTGATCGAAGCGTTGAAAGCATGGGAACGCGAGCCGCACACGGAGTCCATGACCAGTTCGCTGCTTGGTGCCATGACAGCCCCGATGCGCGACAAGTCGAAAGAAGAATCCTTGGAGGAAATGAAGGCGGAGTTGGAGAAGGCGCGGCGCGCGGGAATGAAGCGGGAAGAAATCGTTTTGTTCCTGCGCGCCAAACTCACCCAATACCGCAACCGCCTGAGTGAACACGACGTGGAGAAGGAATAATGAACACCATCGAACGAGCCTACACCGCCTTTCGCGCCGAGATTCGGATTCCCGTGCAGAACACTTCATGGGAAGACGCCATCACCCAGCATCGCGAACGCGACTGGCACGAGTCCCGCCAAGTCAAACGCGAGCAGCGCGGCTCCGCCCAGAAGCGCAAAGGCGGATGGCACAAGAATACCGTGATCAAACGAACATGAGCACTTGCCCACATCACAAACTCCGCTCCGATCTGCCACCGCTCACCGAGCGCATCCGGAAACTTCCCGTCGATGAGCGCGGCTATCCCGTCCCCTTCTTCGTCGCGTGGCTGGACGGCAAGCCGGAATTCCGCATGGCCGATCAACGCAAGCAGGAACGCTGTCGCAAGCACAGCCTTTGCTGGGTCTGTGGCGAACTGCTCAACGAACCAGAACTCGCCTTCGTCATTGGCCCCATGTGCGGCCTCAACCGTATCAGTGCCGAGCCGCCCATGCACAAGGAGTGTGCCGATTGGTCCGTGCGCGGTTGCCCGTTCCTCAACAAGCCCAACATGGAACGCCGCGAACATGACAAGATTGCCGGGATCGGTTCCGCCGGCGGAGGCGTCATGCTCACCCGCAACCCCGGAGCCATGATTCTTTGGGGCACCTATTCCTTCCACGCCATCCAGGCACCCAATGCCCAGGGCGGCCGAGGCTGGTTATGGCAAATCGGTGATCCATCGAGTATCAGCTTCTGGCGTGCGGGCCGTCCCGCCACCCGCGCCGAAATCATTGAAAGCATCGAGAGCGGCTTGCCGCTGTTGCTCGCTTCTGAACGCACCGAAGAAAGGCGTGCGCTCGCCACGGTCGAGATCGCAAAACGCTACGAGGAATTGAAACACCTGTTGCCACCCGCATGAACTCCATTTTCGCCATCGCTCCCTACAAGTGGAATAATATGTGGGTCTTCGACGATCCGGCGCGTGGCTTGGCCCGCGAGCCGTTCGTGGCCGGCGCGGACACCATTATTGATCTGGCCACCGCGCAAATCCCCGGCGCCGCGCGCGGGTTCATCCTGCTCTTTTCCGCCGTTCCATTTCCCGGCGCGCAAATCTGCCTGAAGCGCCTCAAGGGCGATCGCCAGCGGGGGAACACCTATTTCTGCGCGGAATTGGAAACCGAGGCGTGGCTCTGCCCGGCGCTCTACCAGTATTACCAGCGCGCCCCATCGGCCATCTACGCGCAATTTCAGCCCAAACAAACAACATCAACCAAAACAAAACATGAGTGCCAAAAAACAGGAACAACAAATCAAGATCAACGACCTCAAACTGACGATCAACCGCAAGGGCGAAGTCGTCTGGGACGACGAGTTGCAACTCTCCGGTAAGGAACTGGATCTGATCGCTGACATCTCCCGCGGTTACGCCGCGTTGGAGAAGTTATCCAATAAGCTGCCTTCAGAAACGAGGGGCGGTTGCGAAATTCGACCGGACGATAACGGCGAAGTATCCATTGGCTGCCAGAGCATTTCCGCCGCCGACGTGGCCCGCGTCCACAAAATCAGCCTCGCCATGCGCCGCCGATGACCGTCCACTTCCTCCAATTCGGCATGACGCCGTGCATGATGGAAGGGCCACCGAAAGATTGGCCCGCCGATCATAAATGGTCTGGTGACTGGCGCGAGGTGAACTGCCCGCAGTGCATCCACGGCAAGGACATCGCGCCCACCTTCGAGCTTTCCGAGGATGGCCAGAGCATTACCTGCCTGCGCTGTAAAATGACCAGCCACAACCCCAACGACGTGAAGAACCATTACTGCGGCCGGTGCCACGTCTCGCACGACGACATTTGGCCGCCCGCCCGGCGCTGGTGGGTCGAGCATCCCGATCCTGTCCGAGAATAACTATGTCCAAACCCATTCGCATCATCGTGGCCGATCAGCACCCCGCGGTGCGGCAGGGCGTCATCAGCGCGCTCGGCCGCTTCCGCGATCTGCGCGTGATTGGTCAGGCGGCCGACGGTCGCGAACTGGTCAAGCTGGTCGACAAGCTCAAGCCCGACGTATTGATCACCGACATCGCCCTGCCCTTGACGAATGGCCTGGAAGCGGCGCGGCAAATCACCGCCCGCCATGCCGGCACGGCCATTCTCATCCTGAGCGCGCTCCATCAGCCCCATAACATCGAGTACGCCATCCGGGTCGGGGTGCGCGGTTTCCTCACCAAAAACTCCTCCACCGAGACGATCTGCGAAGCCGTGCGCGCCGTGCATGAGCGGAAGAATTACTTCTCCCCCAGCATCGCCCGCCACGTCAAAGACAACTCCCAGAGTCCCGGTTACGCCAAGTCCGATCCCGGCGGACTCACCCCGCGCGAGATTCAGGTGATCCAGCTCATCGCCGAACGCTACACCAACAAGGAGATTGCCATCCTGCTCGCCATCAGTGAGGGCACGGCCGCGCGGCACGTGGAGAAGTTGATGGAAAAGACCGGCATCCACAACCGCGTTGGCCTCGCCCAGTTCGCCGTCAACGCCGACATCAGCCAAGGGAAATGACCATGAGTAAATCACGTTTGCCCAAGCCTGCCCAACCCAAGTTCGAGAAACCGCCGAAGCAATACCTCGAACAGTTGGAACAGATGCACCACAACACCCGCTTGTGGCGCGCGCAGAACCGGGACCGTGAGGTGATGATCACTTTCAATTACCCGCCCGGCATGTGTGTCATCGCGCCCATCAGCGAAGCCATCAGGCGCCGCCTCGTCATCGTGAACGGCGCCGGCATGGAACTGTTGCGGGCCATGTGGCCGCGCTGGGACGATGCCACCGAGCCAACCGTGAACATGGTGCGCGTGGTCCTGGAGCACGAGCCGAAATACAAACGGCCGTTGCCGTCCAAATGTCCCGGCTGCGGAGAATTTATTTCTGTCGCCGGCACCATCGGCAAGCGCGAACCGGGCGATAAAACTTCCGAAGTGGAAGCAGGTTCCATAACCGTGTGCATGTGTGGCGCGCTCTCCATCTTCAACCCGGATCTCACCTTGCGCGCCCTGCCCGATGCTGAATTTCAGGAACTGCCCGAGGAGCTGCGGAAAATGTTGCAGACGGCGGTAAACGCCATCAAGGCCAACCCCCTGCTGAAGAGGAAGAAATGAATCCCGAAATTGCCCCCGCCATTAAAGAGATCCACGCCGTTCTCAAAAAGTATGACATGGCCGGTTTGATCATCGTCGCCAACAAAACACACACCGATTACCTCATGGAGATCGAGCCGTCATGGTCTTGCGCGCGCCTGGAGCAAAAGGACGATACGATCGAGATTCGCGTCCGTTCCAAGCTCGTCGATTACCCAAGTCCCGAAGCGCAAAAGGACAGCCTTGAGAAAACTGTGGGCGTCTTCGTCACGTTCCACGACATCCTCCGCTGTCTTCAGAAGAATGTGGAAACCGTGCTCGTCATGATCGGTCGCAACATTCCGTTCGACGGCAGGAGCACCCGGGAAGAATAACTTATGCGCCGCGCCAATTACGAAATCGTGGAGCAGAACGAAACCTTTGTGCTCATCCGGGATCTGGGACCGTGGAGTGAACATCCCACCGTCACCAACGCCGCCGAGGATGTCGTTGAGGAACTTGCGCCCCTCCTTCGTGGCCGCCGCCTCGAGTACTTCGACAGTGAAGGCCAGCGCGATCAGTTGCTCGTCGTGAACGGGAAGTTTGCCGGGTTTGCCCCATTATGAAAATCACCGAACTCTACGCCTACATCTGCACCGAAGACGGCGGTGGCGAAGGCGTTCCCGCCGTCCGTGTGGGCGACATGGTTCTCCCGCTCATGGGCGCAGACGCCACGCGCATGGCATCTCTCCGTGATGCCGCGCAGGACGCCGCCAACCAAACCGGCCGCCCCATCCGCCTCGCCGTCTTCCGGCAAATGGAAGTGATCGAGGAAATCAAACCAGTGGGGAAATGAGTGAGCCTTGCCGATACTGCGGTCAGCCGGTCACTGCATCCGATGCCGTCGTTACGCACTCCTACTGGCAAGGGTTGAAGTGCATCAGCCATAAAAACTGCAAAGTGGCTGGCGAGAAAGCGGAGGCTTTGGAATGTCAAACCGTGGATGCCGACTGCAACGACTGCCGGCACTTCCGTCGAGGTGAAGTCGTTGGCAAAGAAGTGTGGTCCGGTCACTGCCAGAAACATGATCGCGAAACCAGAGCTTATCCGAAGAAGTGGACAGGACGTGAATGCTTTGAACACCGGCGAGCCAGTCCATGAACTGCGCCTGCGGTAAACCACGCCGCCGCGGTGGCCTTGATTGCGCCGCCTGCTACATGCGCCGCTACCGCAAATCCGCCGTCGTCCGCCAGAAACATCGCGCCGCCGTCAAAAAATATGAGAAAGCCAACCCACAAAAACGAAGAGGCTGGGTCCGGAACCACAAAAACCGCACCGGCCAGCTCATCCCACCGCACATCCACGAACTCCGGCAAGCCGTCAAACGTCTCGAAAGCGCCGTGGCGCACGCCGCGCACCGTCAAGGAATTCAGCCGCCAGGTGAACGACGTGGCCACGAGAGTCTTGAATGGGACGATTGATCTGCGCGTGGCCATTACCTACTCCGCCCTCGCCCGCACCGTCGCCCAGAGCGTCAACGCCGAGATCCGCAAGGCCCAGTTGGAAAGGAAATCGATCGTCAACACCGATTTCGGAGGCGACGAAACATGACTCCCGTGCGTCTCGCCAAGCTGAGTGTCTGCCCGTGTGGCTTTCCCCTCATGCACGAATCAGTCCCGCTCGGCACCGAATACGCCTGTGAAATGTCCGATCGCATCCACTGTGAATTCACCTGCGGCGGTTGCAAAAAACAGTACCAGTTCGAGGCGGTGTGGATTTATTCGCGCGACTCGCACCACGGCGGCTACGCGCCCGCCGTCGCCTTCGAACCAACCTGAACCGTGTGCTGTTTCCGCTTTTCTGGCGGACACAACTGGTCGAGCGTGATCTTGAGCCGGCGGCAAATGGCCCCGCGCAACTCCTTCGCGTAGAAAACTGAAATCTCCAGTTCGCTCGCCACCTCCTCCGGCCGCACGCCGCGCAGGTAATACGGGTAGGCTTTCGATTCCATCGGGGTCAGCTTCTTCGATGTCTTCGGCCCGGGCTTGCGCACGTCCTGCCGTTTGGCTTTCGGACACAATTGCTCGGGAGTAATCTGGAGCTTGCGGCAGATGCTTTGCCGCACTGCCCGCACCTGGCTTTCGCACAGCAAATGTTTCTTCGCCATCTGGCGCGTGGAAAGCCCGTCCTGAAAATCCTTAAAGCGCGCGCGCTCCGTCGTGTTCAACGGGTCCGGCCGCCCCGGCGCGCAGCCCACAAAATCAGACCGTATGCGCAACCCGCTCCGCTCCTGTTGCTCGCGCCACCACAGGTTTAACGCCAACCGCTCATTCTCTTCCCTCAGCAACTCCAGCGGTTTGTGGATATAGGCGATCGGCGCTCGGCTATGTTCCGCCCCGCTCATGGCAGCGGCGGCAAGGGCGGAGGTGCCGCGTTGCTCACCTTCAACACCGGTTGCGCGCGCACCATCGGCGCCGCCTTCGCCAGCTTTCCATCCTTGAATCTCGTCGCTGAAACAAAGAACGCCCGATACCGGATGAACTCCATCGCGCTGCCTGTGATCGGCAGCACCACATTCGTCGGCCCCGTCACCGTGTAGAGCGGCGCCCAGGTCGTCAGGCCGCCACGTTCCACGTAATACTTCCCCGCTGGCACTCGCAACACCACGTTCGTGCGCGGTGCCGAGTTGTTCCCTGCCGGCGTCGTGAACCACACATCCTCGCTGAACTCACTCTCTCCGTCCGGCCCGTAGAACACGGCATTGAAGCAATAGGTGGACTGCGGTTGTAACTTCAGCCGCGCCAGCCAGATCATATTGGTGTAACCGGCGTCATAGGAACTCAGGTAAGCATTGGTGCCATAGTAGATCCGCACCGGATAAGTAGAAGCGTCCCATTCCAGCCACGCCGCGTTCAGGGACATGGCCCAGAGGCAAAACAACCATTTCATCGCGCATCCTCCCGCCGATGCTTGTTCCACGCCGAGAGGCCGAACCAGTTCACGCCCTGGTAGATGATCCATTGCCGCCGTGGCCCCGAAGGTTCTTCTGGAATGAAGCCGGAGTTGGCCGCGATGCAGAGCGCGCGCACCTTCAGGTGCAACTTCGCTTCGATGGCCATCAATTTTCTCAGCTCCAGATCCGCCTCCTTCTTCGTGCAATCGCCCTTCGTGTAATCGTCGTCGTGCCGCAGGTAGGACCGCGCGAAGCCCGTGGGTGAAATCTCGCCGCGCGCAAACTTTGGAATCGAGCCGAAGTCCGTGATCGTGTCCTTCTGGATCAACTTGCCGTCGGCGATGAAATCCTGCCGCACCAGCCAGTTCTCCCCATCGAGCGGCACGACATCCAGCACCAGCGGGAACGTGTCGCAGATGTAGAGTTCGGCGGAAATCTTCACCGCTTAATGCGATTTGATTTCAATGACCGTCCCGTCGGGCTTGGTAATCTTCACGTCCTGGTTCGTCGCCGGGTTCACGCGCAGCCCGTGCCCCTGGCCCCACGGCGTCACGATGTCATCCACCAGCGCGGAATGATCGTTGGCCAGCTCCTTCGTGAACTTCGAAATGTTCGTGGACGAGCAGGCAGTCAGTAACCCGCACGCAATCATTGCGGCGGCCAGCAGGATTTTTGTTCTCATAAATGTTTGCCGGGCGAATCGTTCTGCGGCGTCCCGTCCGGGTTCAGGCCCAGTTGCTTCTTCACTTCCATCTGATCCGCGCCGGCCATGCCCTGCCATTGCGTGCCCACGATTTTGCAGATGAAGCCGAACACAAAGAGGATGCTCGACACGTCTTCGCTGAAATGAAGTTTGATCGGCGACATGCCCGTCGCGTTGCCCAGCAACAGGCCGATGATGGCGTAACCCACGTTGCTCAGCGTCGCTCCCCACGTTGTTCTCCAGCAATTCATGCGCATAAGCCCGGCTCTGTTATGGTTCGCGTTTCACACCCGCCTCTTCGCTGCTCACGTTATGGTCGCGGCACGCGATGCCAGCAGCGTGCAACCAGCCACCGCCAGCACGACACCGGCGCACATATAGGCGTGCCGATTGTCGCCGTTGGTCCAGTTACCCAGCCAGCGCACATTGGCCAGCGGCGCGAGCACGAGGAACTGCCCGATGCCGATGAGCACGCCACACGTGGATGTCTTCCAGGACTTTGTGATGTGTGTTTTCATACGAAATTATTTGGCCACCCATCCGGTATTGCCCGATCCGGATTCCTTCACGTAATGGCTTGTTCCGGCTCCGCCATCAGTGCGCAAATAGAGTGAACCAATGACGGCCGTAACCGCGCCTTCTGGCGTTCCCGTGCCGGAGAAAACAAAAGCAGGCGCGCTGTTGGTTCCGATCTCCACCGCGCCGTTGGTCCTCACCGCGAAAACCTGGTTGGTGCCGGCGGAAAGGCGTAAAAGGAAATTGGTGCCGCTTGAGAAAACCTGAAACGCAACCTTGGCGGCAGTGGAGTTTGTTACAAAAGAAAAGGCACCCAGGCGGATTCCGTTCCCGGCGGAGGTTGTGAGTTCAAATACATCCGCAGAATTGTTAAACTGAATCCCGCTCTGAACATTTCCGGCGAAGGTCAGTGTTGCGAACGTGCCACCGCCTCCAGTCCCAATCGTTAAACCTGCTGCGTTGTTGATGCGCGACCCAGATCCGTTAACCACGAAAGCGCCGTTGTTGGTTATGTTCCCACTGACATTGACATTGCCTTGCACCTCCACCGCTTGCGCCGCCGAGTTCGTCCCGACGGCTATATTGCTGCGCGCAATCAAGTTCGTGGCATCCACCGTCTTGGAAAAGTTCGTGAGATAGCGGCGGTTAGGTCGCCCCAGGTTGATCAAATCCGTGTAACTGGCGGATGGCCCAAACCAGAAACCATCCGCATCAAACTGGCTCGTGCTGAAGTTGAGGTAATCCAACCCATCATAGTTCAGCAGCGTCCCCACTCCTGAAGTGATCGTGGGATAAGTCAGCAACTTATTGATCGATGTGGTTCGATCTTTTATCCCAACCACCGACGTGGCGCCCGTGATCACGAGGCTTCCATTAATCCCTTGGTCCGCGGTGAAGGTTTGCGGCCGGTTTAACTTCGCGCTCGAATCGTTCCTGTCCCGCATGGCAAACACGTCGCTCGCCGCCTGGTTCATCACCGCGAGTTGATAGAACCGCGTCAGCACGTTCACGTTGGTCGTCGGGTTCTGGCCGCTCCCCTGTTCGAAGTAGATATGGGTCGTGTTGGTGCCGCTGGGGCAGTACAGGCCAATAAAGCGGTTCGTGATCCAGCCCTGCATCCCGTCACCGTCCACCCCTATGCGACTGTTGGGTTGGTCGATAATGATTGAATGCGTTCGCGTGGCCGCGTCATTCACCGGGTCAGCGTACTTCCACGGGACCGTCCCGATGCCCAGCGCGAGGCTGCCGTTGCTGATCGTGTTGAAGACCAACCCGCTCACGTCCGAATACCAGTGGATGCCGTAGGTCAGGCTTGGTCCGGCACTGGCCGTGCCAAATAAATTTGAGGAAATGGCCCCACCCCAGCCTGCATACGTCGAGCCGCCAAAGTTCGTGTGGGAGACAGTCAAGGCCACCCGCCGCACCGGAAACTCTGAAAAGCTCGCAATGATATAAGTGGCCGATCCCGGCCCCGTCGCGCTGTTGGTATATTGATAACCGCTCTCGAAGTAGCCATTCGTCAGGTTCGCGTGGTTGCTGGCCTGCCCCGTGAAAGCCCAGGTCTTGCCATCAGGTGCGGTGAGCGCGGCGATGGGCGCCGGTGAATTGCTGTAGCGCGAGAAATCGATCATGAACTGCCGCGCGCTCGCGTTGATCACTCCATTACTCGTGTCATTCAACGTCGTGACCGTCGGCAATGAGGACGTGGCCGCGGTGACGATCGTTGTCACCACGCCGCGCGCCGTCGCGTTGGCATTCGTGTCGAACTCATTCGGCACAAAGGGCGGAGGCACGGCCGCCTGCACCGCCATCGCCAGCCACGTCAGCACCAGAAGTAAATAGGTTCTCATGTTAAAAGCGTTGTGCCCAACCGGAGGTTGTCTTGATCCAGAAATTGCCGTCGTCGTTGTAGGCCACGTTATAGCCCGTCGGCGGCACGTCCGTGGCCGGCGTCCCGGAGCCAACAATGTGATAGTTCGAGTTCGTCACACCGGGCACACCGGAGCCGGCGTCATTGAGCAGTTGCACGATCTTGATCAGCGATCGCTTTTCGCTGTCCGTGGCCAGCGCCTGCGTTCCTTCAGGAAATGAATTTGCACCAGGCATAAAATCCTTTCGTCATAGGGCCAGCCAACCCGTGCCGTGATCGACAAAATCGCCGAGCGTGCCCGGGTCCAAATCCTGGTATTCCGTGAAGCCTGCCCCGTTCTTGTTCCGCTCCACGCGAATCGTCGTGTAGGAGTGCAAGTCTCCCAGCAGCCAGAAAATCGTTTCATTGTTTGCGTCCACCGCGAAGGGCGCGCTGTCGGTCGGGGTACTCGAGCAGGTCTGCCCGGAAATCGTGATGCGGCCAATGCTCCGCAACACCACCGTGTCGCCAATCTGGTAATTGCCGCCCAGGCTCACGTCGTCCACGGTCGGCACGTCCATCGCCGGCAAATCACCGCACACGTCCGCTTCCACCGCCTTCTTGATCGCCTGAAGTTTCACCGTCGAGCGGTGCTCGTCGTCGCTGGGCAGCGGCTCCGTCCCCTCGGGATAGGGCACCGTGCCGACGTTGCCGTAGGTGTTGTACCAAAGCTGGTTCCACTTCTTCAGGGAACGCGCCTCGTCGTCCGTCACCAACGCTGTCGTGCCTTCAGGAAATGCGATCATCGGTCCTTTGGAGAAGGGCCGTGACGGGAACCCCAAAACCCATCACGGCCCGAACTCAACCAGCACCACAACCCGCCCTTACGAGCAGGAAACCACCATGTTCAGCGCCGGGTCGCAGCGCAGATGCACGAACGCCACGCCGCGTTCCGGATGCACCGGCTCCGAGCCGCTCGCCAGAATGCCGCGATGGAACAGGATCGTTCCGTCGGGATTGCAATCACGGCTCAGGATGTTCAGCGCGCGCCAATCACCCATGTAGTTCACCGGGTCGAACCGGAAATTCGGAGCCGGGTTGGTGATCGGCTTCGGAATCCGGCTGGTGAACACCGTGTTGTCGAAGAACATCGACACTTCGTACGGTGCGCCTTCCCACGCCGTCCGCACGATCGCCTTGTTGCCCTTCGTCGCCGAGGCCACATCGAACGGCGCCACCTCGGTGTAGGTGCCGGCCGAACAGGTGTAGCGGATCGGGAATTCGTCGATCAGGTGATAGAACCCGCCGTACTCGCGCTCCACGCCGTAGGGCGCGAGCAGCTCGCTCGGCTTGCCCCAGCGCAAGTCCTGGCGAATGTCGGCGTTGTTGAAGATCAAGCTGTCGCTCGTCTCCGCCGAGATGATGATCGTCAGGATCGCCGTGCCGTCACGCTTGCCCAAGGCTGAACCGGCCGCGCCGTCGCGAATCAGTTTCTGCTTGTAGCGTTTCAACACACCCTGCGTCAGCACGCCTGTCGCGCACTGCGGCGGGAAGGTCGTGCCTTCGCCTTCCTGAAGCACGGGACCGCACACGACTTTACGCTTGCACAAGCGCAAGTACTCGTGCCGGTAGCGCATCTCCCACGTCAAAATCGAGTAGTCCGTGAGGATGTCGATGATGGCGTTGAGCTGCGCGCGGATCTGGAACGGCGTGCGCAGTTCCTCCACGCAGAAGTCTGGACCCTGCAACGCCCGGCGCTGCAAGTTCCAGGTGCGGGTCGTGGAACCGATGGCGATGGTCGTCGCCGTCGGCAAGCACGCGCCGCCCAAGGCTCCATCCGATACGCTCACATCGCTCCACGTCGGATTCGCATCCGTCGGCGCGCTGCGCTCGTAGGTCAGGTTGGAGATGACTTCGCCGATGCCCTCCGGGAACGTGTCCTTTTTGATCAGGCCAATCCACGGGGAACGGGGAAATGCGCGGGTGAAAATTTCTTCACTAAACCTCCCCGACTCTCTTACCACGATGTCACTAACGGCACTGCAAGCCACTGTAAATCCTTTCGTTACGTCGGAACCCCGACGTTGTTTTTTTGGAAATGGCAGTGGGATGTTTGCGGACACACATCCGGCGTCATCTCGACTGCCGTTAATTGTGGTCCGCTGACCTTTCGTGCTGCGGAATCGTCTAAGTGCCCGCACATTGGCACCCAGATCTGCGAACTATTTTGCGACTAATTCTTCCTGGTCGGGAACTGATTACGCTGAGTTCCGGTCAGCGTTGTTACGATTACCATACACGCTGCTTGCGTGGCAATTATTTCGTTTATAAAACGTTGATCTCTTGTGATGTCCCGTGGCACATCACTGATAAATGCCTGCAACTTACAGCACCAATTTGGTCGGTAAAAAATTCGGAAGACTCTCAGTTCTTCGCTACGTTGGAGAGAGCAAATGGGAGTGTAAATGTGAGTGCGGAAAAACCACGAAGGCACTCGGATTCTCCCTCCGAAGCGGCCGCACCAAAAGTTGCGGCTGCTACACGCGGGAGCTTGGAAGAATCGCCCACGAGAAAAGCAACCCATTGCGGCCCGAATATCTCGTGTGGAAGAACATGAAGAACCGGTGCTGTAACCCCCGATCAGATCGCTACCACCAATACGGTGGACGCGGGATAAAAATCTGCGACAGGTGGAAGAATAGTTTTGATGCTTTTTGTGAAGACATGGGTTCTCGCCCATCGCTCAAGCACACAATTGAACGCATCGATAACGATGGCAACTATGAGCCTGGCAACTGCCGCTGGGCCACATATCGCGAACAAACCTACAACAGAACGGTTACGCGACATGTCGAAGTGAATGGAAAACCGTACAATCTCGACCAATTAAAATCATTGGTCCCACCGGAAAAACTTCAGGTTATGTCGCTTCAGGTGCTGCGTGGGCGTTTGTTCAAACTGGGATGGGATTACGAACGCGCCCTCACGACGCCGGTGCATCCCAGAAAACCGAACCACAAATGAAAACTAAAACCAAATTACAACTCGTCAACGTCGAAGAACTCGCCGCCAAAAGTTCCAGGTTTGAAATACTACCAAAAGAGGAGCGCGACAAAATTCCAGTCGGTCACTTCGCGAAAGTCTCTGACGGATTTGAACGCTTCTGGGTTTCCGTCCAAAGCAGCCGCAACGGAAAGTATCAGGGACGAATCGCCAGTCCAATCATCTCGGGAATGTTGACCGGAAAGGGTTGCGGTCTTGAAATGGGCGACACGATCAAATTCGATTCCCGCCACGTTTACGACATACAACCGCCACAACCACTCCATTCTTGACGGTCTGCCACCGTCGTGATTTCCTGAACGCAGTTGCTACGGAAATAGCAACGCGGCGTTGTGAATGGGAGTAATGACCCAGATGCCGCTTCAGACACAAACACTCTTGGTCACGAGATAGCGTCCGGAGTCATTACCGGGCGTGACAAGGTTTCCGCCTTCTCGTGGCCAAGGGTTCTGAAAGACACAAAATGAAGAACAGTGCAAAACGGGCCACGGCATCGCGCGTGGCGCAATTCCCACAATTAAGTGAAGCCCTCGACCGCGCCGCTCACTTCTGCCGCAAACATTCCATGAGCCTCGATCGGTTCGCCGCGTCGTCAATTGACGAAATGATCGACTCTTGCGAGGAAGACCCAACGTTGCTCGGCGAAACGGTGCGGATCAACCTGCTCAAGAATCCGTTACCGCCCGTGGATGATCAAAGCGGGCTGGCGCAATTGATCAATTGCGCGGCGCGCGTGCGCGGCAAAATGAGCGTGACCGTGACGTTTGAAATCACCCCGGCGGCATTCCGTCAACTGCTCGCGGGCGCAGCCGAGTCCGGTGCAGGCCTGGATGAACTGGTGGGTCATGTCCCACTAGATTGTGCCATTCGGCCTGAACCTTCGTAGTTCCAGCCCATTTAACCTTTTCTGCCTATGAGTGTGAACAAGTCATCACGGAAGCGATCCTTTTGGCGTGCTTGGCAACGATGGCAAGGCGTGGTTAGCCTGCGTGACGTGCAAGCCTACGCCGCCAGCCGCATCGTTAAAATCTCTGAGGAAATCAGCCTGTGCCAGATGCTTGCTGGCTCTCCGAATCCACGATTTACGAGAAGCCAAGCCCGGCAACTGGTTGCTCACTTGAACGAGATCGCAAAAGAAGCGAAGCAACTGTCCTTGCCAATGACCGCAAAGCTGGCTCTTAGGCTGGCGAGGGGATGCCTTTCAAAGAAAACACATCCCGCAGACATCATGCTTGTCGTGCATGATCTGTCCGAAAGGTTAAGTGATGAGACGGAGGACAGGAATTTGTTTTTAGTGAATCCACTGCTGCTGCAATTTTATGAGAATAGCGAAATAGCCGGTGAACAATTCAAAGCCAACTTCCTGCGCGGCAACGTCGAATTGATCGAGGCTGGAAACTGCCTGACACTGGCGCGACACACGGCTTGCGTGTTCCATTTAATTCGCGCTCTCGACATCGCTCTCACATCGCTTCAAACCCATCTAGGAATTCCGCTCCCGACGAATCCGGCTGGCCGCACATGGGGCAGAACGCTGGGCCGAATCAAAGACGTATTGGATGCGCCGCCCGCGCAATGGAATGACCAAGACAAAGAGTTTTTCCATCGGGCCTATACCTTTTTGCAAGCGGCTAAGACCGCTTACCGTGACGTGACTATGCACGTTGAATCCAGCTACGACGAAGCCAGTGCGCGCAGTGCGTTCAACGTCACAGTAGAAGTCCTCAAGCATCTTGCCGCGCGCTTGAAGGAATGATTCAATTTCCGAGTGGGCATTGATTGCTCCACTCAATAAAAACAAAGCCCCGCAAGGTGTTTCAGCACCGAGCAGGGCGCAACCAAGACGCAGGTACAAGCTGCGTGTCTGGCCGCATACTTTGCAGTACGGCTGCACGATAGTTTTCTCCTGCTGGAAAGGCAACCGTGCAGTCGTGTCTGTGTTGTTCTGGCCCGATCAAGAAATCGGGCCAGTTCTCTAATCGCAATGGCGTGGTGCAGCGTTTTCGCTGTATCCGCTGTGGCAAAAGCTTCAGTGAACTTCAACCATTACAAGGACTCCGTGTGGACTTCGATAAAGCCTGCCAAGTCGTAAGCCTGCTCTGTGAAGGCATGGGGATTCGCGCGGTGGCACGCCTCACCGATCTGCACCGGGACACGGTGCTTTCGATTCTGGAAACCGCTGGGCAGAAGTTTGCCGCGTTCCTTGATGCCAAGGTGCGCAACGTGAAAGCCGAGTACGTGCAAGTCGATGAAATCCACACGACCGTCTATTCCAAACAGCAGAACACAACGCCCGGAGATAAAGAGCGCGGCGAGTTTTTCACCTACATGAGCATTGAGCGCGGTTCCAAACTCATCATCAACTGGCATACATCGAAACGCGACAGTGAGAACACCGAGCTTTTCATGCGTGACTTGCGCCAGCGCGTGCCAGATCGGTTTCAACTCACGACCGATTGCTTCAATGGCTACACATGGGGACGAGCCAACAACGGCGCAGTTCGACGGGTGTTCGGCGAATCCATTGACTACTCAACGGAGAAGAAAATCTTTGGCCGCTCCGTTAATCCGATTCCATACCGCTACAGCCCGCTGGTTGTTACCGGAATAAAGCGCCAGATGCGCCTCGGCACACCGGATTTGACAATGGGAACAACCTGCCACGCAGAGCGGACCAATTTGTCAGTGCGAACCTTCACGCGGCGGTTCACGCGCTGCACCATTGGTTACTCAAAGAAGTTGGCGAACCTGCGGCACGCCGTCGCCATGTTCGTCTGCCACTTCAATTTCTGCCGTAAACACTCCGCACACGGCCAGACGCCAGCAATGGCGGCAGGACTCACGGATCGCGTTTGGAAAGTGGGAGAACTGCTCTCGGCAAGCTGACTCGGCCATAAAGCCGCTAAAGTCTAAAGACGATTCTACCGAAAGCACGGTAGTATTTTCCCCCATTGTTGCGAAAATCGAAATCGGACAAATTAGGAATTGTAAATTTGTGAAAAATTTCACAAGCGGACTTGACGAAAATTAAAACAGCATTTTAGGTCATTGACAGATGGCGATAATGATTTCAACAATCCGCAATCAACCACGAAACTCCAGCGGAGAGGTCTGTTGCTGCACCTGTTCAGTCGAGTCGCCCTTTCACTCTTCCGAATTTCAGTTCCCGGCATTTATCAGTAACGATGGCTGGCGTGGTGGTGCTGACCGCGATACTAAAGGCAGATCAGAAAGACATTCCAAAAATCATAGAAACTTTGTTTGGGGCAAGCGGTTTCATTACGCTGGGATGGTTCGTGGCAGGAATTATTCTGATCACGTCCGTCATGATGATTTGGTTTCTAATTCGAAAGTACGACAAGGAAATGGATCGGGTTTGCAAAGAACGCGACCGGCTCCAGGAATTCATTCTTAATCAAAAAAAGTCATGAACACCGCGCCTCTCCTTGCAGCATTCATTATCGTGGTTTTTCTAAACATTCTTTATTGGAATGTTGTTCATCCAGTCGTTTTGCGCGCCTTGCTGTTTCGTATTTTTGCAAAGCGCGATCTCCTGCGCAATATGGGAATAAGCGGCGAGGTGGAAGTCGCGTCCGCAGAATACAAATACTTACAGGATTTTGTCTGCAAAACCATTGCATGGATTCCTAGAGTGAGTCTCGTAGAATTCTGCGTTTTCGCCGCGCAATCTAAAAATGCGCAAGACGTTGCACTAGAAAACTTTCACACGAGTGCCCCTGCGTCTTTGAAAGAACTTAAAAGGCAAGTTGTCCTCGACGCTTTTCGTATCATGCTAATCAATTCTCCATTTGTTGCTACAGTCGGTGGAATGTTTGGGTACCTTTCGTGGATGGCGGACAAATTTCCTATCGGAAAGCTATTTCAAAGAACCGAGCAGTTCGTCAATACAATCGACCGCTATCAGCCTGCCTGATCTGGTTGATTTCTGAACCGCACTTCCCGATCTTCCGCTCTGGTGAGCGTGATGACTCAACGAATCTCGGACGCGGACGCGATGCCCCTGCCGTGGTTACGTTTGATCATCGCTTGGTACATCATTTCCTCACCATTGAACGGTGCTCCAAGTGGTTCGTAGCCCTGTTCAAGCAATTCCTTCACTTTCTCTTCGAGGTCTAGGTGGGTTGCTTTTGCTCCGTGAAACGCCTGCGCTACAATTCTGTACTCAAGAAGTGATTCCATTGCCTTGAGTAATCGCATTACGCTTCTGGTTGTCAACGCGATAGCCGGGCACAATCTGACAGGACATGACCAACTGGTGGGCACGGCGGTCAATCGGCTCGCCACGTCGCAACCTCCGTTTGTTATTCCAGTGCTGGCCAATTCCTGATTCAGCGTGCGTAACCACGAGGCGGCAGAACACCACTGCCGCCTTTTTGTATTGCAGCCCTTAGTGGATTTTGGATCAGTCGGGAACTCACTGACGTATGAGATCCAACAAATTCATCATCCCACTCCTGATGTTGCTCGCCGGTTGCGCCACTGATCCAATCGGAACAGAACGTGGACCAGGTGGAACAATTGCCTACCTGATCAATGTCGAGACAGAACAGGTAGGCTGTCGGATCGAAGTGAACGGGGATTACGTGGGTAAATCACCCATTGCCGTGAAAGTGTTTGGCGACCGAGATGGCACGTTCCATAGCTTTGGCCAGCCGTACTGGACCATTATCGCCTATCCGATCCCGGGTAGTGGTGGATTGACTCAGACGAAAAAGTTTGGGACGGGCGGTTGGTTCACTTCGGATGACCGCATTCCAAAGACGATCTATTTCAACACCGGGCTGGAAGCAGTTAAACCACGCGAGACTATCGATCTCAACATCAAGAGTCAGTGAAGGTTGGGTATTTCATGCTCCTGTTTTTATCTGGGTTTGGTATCGCAGCGGCATTGGTTGTACCGGCACTGGCCCCGGTTCGATGGTATCTGGCGATTGCCGCGGTCATGGCTCCATTTTGGATCGCGTGGGAGTTCTACCGCCGTCGCAAACCGTGAATTACTTGTCGTGAAGGTCGCGCAAGCGTGTCGCTCGGTCCCGCAATTCACGGCTCAATCGATCACGCTCGTTCACGTCCTTCTCGTTCAAAATTCTCCGGCTCATCTTGTGCAACGTCTCGATCGCTGGATCACTCGTCTTGCCATTCTTGCGCGCCCAATCAAACACCCATTGCACATCCCGCGCCGCCGTGCCGGGTGGTTCGACCACGTAGCCCGTGGACTTCAAGGCCGTGTCCAAGGGACCGCGCTGGCTGCGGCCGATCGAAGTCGCGATCTGTCCGATGCCACCATAGGAGTTGAGCAGGTAATCTACCTGCCTCGGATCGGCTTCCAGACCAGCCGCGTTGATGACCCCGGCAATTCCCTTTCCCGTGGCGCTCGCGTTGTTCGTGCCTTTGCGCAATTCCAGTTTCAGATCGCGTTCCCAATTCGGAATGATGTCGCGATTGCGGAATGTGTCGCGATTGAACTTCACTTCCAACAGGGATCGAATCGGGCCAGCCAATTCCACCGGGTCGCCGATGGGCAATGCCGCGTTGGCAGAACTTCCGCCGTAACCTTCCATCGCTCGTTTGTCACCTTCCATGCGGAGGATTCCGCGTTCTGCGCCGCCGGCCATCACTCCCAGTTCATGCGGCTTCGGAATCCGCACCCAGTACGGTCCCATTTTGAAGTTCCAAAAAAAGTCACGCAGGTAGGCCGGTTGCTGCAAGTATTCGTCCCACGTCGCCTTGTCGCGCCGGTTCCAGAGCATCATGGCCAGCGTCGGCAGCAAGACAAACAAGCCCCAGCGCATCGCAAAGCCAGCCGGGTTTTCCTTCATCGTCACGGTGGCCCGAGCCAACCCACGAACGCGCGCGTTTGAAAATGGCACCAGCCGATTGATCACGCGCATCACGGTCCCCGCCTTGGCGAAATCCAAAAGCCCTCGCGCTTCCCCGGCCGCATACAGCGCGGCGTTGTAATCGTCGTAGCCGAGTTCCTTCTTGCCGCGTTCGAACGCGCGCCGAAACTCCGCGATGCGCCCAAGTTTTTCGCTCATCTCCGAGAGATGGTCCCACGCGGTTTTTAATTTCAGCGGTGCAAGGATGATGTTTGTCGGGTCTTTGGTGAGTTGCCGCACCACTCGCTTTAACTCACGGTTCCACACGTGCGCATCCACGATGTAATTGCCGAACTGGCCGCCACCGAACACTTCGTAGCGAGACAATTCCGCCTGCGAGTAGCCCTGCAAAATATCCCACGGGCGTGAAGCGTTTCGGCTGTTCACGGAACGTTCCACCGTGTCACGCACCACGTTGCGCGCGATGAACTGCGGCCCGTGCGTAATCATGTAACGCGCCAGCCTTGACGGTATCGCAAGAATGTCCACAAAGGCGTGCGTGCCGAGTTCCCCGAGTCCTTTCAACGATTCGTAAATGGCCGGATCGAACTTCCAATAATCCGCTTTGCCATCCTTGAACACGCGGATTGTATTTTTATCCTCGGCTTTCGCGCGGCTGCCGAATTGATCGAAATCGATCAGGTTCGCGCCGTGCAACGAACGCACCTGGCTCAAGCTGTCTGTAAAGGTGCGCAGCGTGACATTGCGATGGGCCTCGCGCTGGATGGAATCGGTTTGCTCCAGCAGGTTGCTGTAAACATTGTCCAGTTCCAGCGTGCTCCCTTTGAACCGCTTCATCACGTCGCGCATCGTGCCGATGCTGCTTCCCCGCTGCGCCCGGTTCTGCACGTCGAACTCGTCTGAGAGCCGGTGCATGTCCACGTAAAATTCGTTCTTGTCGCGGATGTCCTGCGCCTGCTCCGTGCTTAACCGTCCTGCGTCCACCAACATCTGAATGTTCTGGTCTGCCCACAGCCGATAACGTCGCGCCGCTTCCTTCAGCCGGGTTTCGCGCGCCGGTTCCGATGCCACGCGGTTCAACAATTCCTGCGCCGCCTGTTTGTCGGACATGATGCCCGCGCCGATGCCGGACACATTCATTGTGCGCCCGATCTGCGCGCCCTTTTCCAGCGTGCGCTGCGCCACCATGAACGCGCTCGCGTCCCGCATCTCCTGTTGCATCGTGGCTTTGTCCTTGGTGTCGAAGGCGCCCAAAAGCCACTTCATCGTCATCGGCTCATTCGTCACCGGATCGATCAATCGCTTCGTTTCCAGTTCACCCTTCGCATTCGGCACCTGGTCGGGACGCAGCGGCACCAGCCCGTGCTCGAATTGATCGCTCATACGCGCGTCGTGCGTGGCCAGAAGGCGCGAGAGGAGTTCAAAATTTTGCTCCGGTTTGATCGGCAATCCACCGCGCAATTCCTGCGCCTGGTGAAAGGCTTTAACCGCGTAGTGGTAAGGGTCATCAAACCACAGGCGCAGTCGATCCACCGGATTGATCTCGAAACCAAATCCGCGCCCGGTCAGCCCGCGCCATAACCGTTCCGTCAACGTCGGCGGCTCCATGCGAATGTTCAGGCCCGCACGCACCAACGGATCTTCTCCCGCCCATGTTCGCACGTCCGTTCCGAAATCCTGAATCGCCTTCAACGCCTCTGGCGGCAGGGTCTTCTCGAAATACGCGGCAAAGGTCGGCGCTTCCGCTTTCGCCATGGTCGGGTTGACTACGTAGGCACGAATGAATTCGGCGACTCCTTCCGCACGCCGGTAACGCAGTGTGCTCGTCGGCGTCACCGAGCCATGAATCCAGAACTTAGCCAGTTCCGTGTCATACGGTGAGCGCGTGCGCGGCTTGATCCACGGCTTGCCGATGCCGTAACGATCATCCGTCCAATGTCCCGCGAGTTCATGCGCGGCCGTGTCAAGATCGCCGGCAAACCGTTCCGTGGTCAGTGTCGAACCCGGCGCATACGTGCCGAGCGTGTTCATCTTCAAACGCCGCACTCGAATCGCCTTGCCGATCGCCGCTGAAAAATCCTCGATGATCTTGTAGGGCGACTTCGCGCCCCCACCGGAAATCGGATCGACTGGAATCCGCACGGGCGGCGGGGACGGTGGCGGCCCCGGCGGCGGAGGCGTCGCGCCCGGTTTTGTTCCACCGGTCGGCGTCTTGGCCGGCGGAGTCGATGTGCCTGCTGGCGTTGCCTTCGGTTGTTTCGGTGGCACCGCATCCGCTGGGCGAGTCCCGTTGAAGACGTGCCGCAGCCAATCCACTTTCTTGGCCGCAATGGCATCACCCTTCGCCTGCTGCGCGAACATCTCCTTCATGTACGGCTTCCATACCGTCACATCACTCGTCGCCTTGATCGCGTTCAGGATGGAATCGAAGTCACGCGCGGCAAATGCCTTCTCGAACAATTTCCGAAATGCTTCCGGCGTGTGAACTTGATCGCGGTTCGGTCCACGTTCCAATTCCGTCGGCTCATCCTCGGGATAAATCTCCCGAAACTGCGCGTCGAGTTCATCGAATGCCGCCTCGTCACCGCCGCGCGCCCGTTCAAACGGATCACCTTTCGTTGCCGTCTGCGAAAGCTCCTCGTCTTCGTTTGTTGACTCTTCGGTCAACTTGGCTTCCGGCTTTGGAAACTGTTCCTCCAACTTCGCCAGCACGGCTTGCTGCTCGGCCAACTGCTTTTCCAGTTCCGAAAGTTTTGCTTCCTTGGCTTTGATGTCGCGTCCGGTCTGTTCCCATGTGCGCTTTGCGTCGATGAACTCGCGCATCGCCTTCGTGGTGGGCTTCTTGGCTTTTTGCCGTTCGTCCAGCGCGGCCTGTAAGTCGAGCGTCTTTTCGTATTCCTTGGGCAATGCCTCGCGGGCGATGTCGAGTGATTCGCGCAAGTCCGTGATCTTATCGTTCAACACCCGCACACCTTCACGCGCGACGTTTTCCGGCAACGCCGCTTCCAATTCATCCGCCGCGTCGTTCAGGTTCTTGCGCTGGCCCTCATCCATCACCAGTTCAGTGTCCGCCGCCTGCGCGCGCAACTTCTCTACTGCGGGGCGCTCGCCGTAAATTTTCTTGGCGTCGTCTTTGACCTTATCCAGCCGACCGCGATACGTCATCACGTCCCCGATGCGTGGTGCTTTCGCGATGCCGCTCTCGCCCGCCGTAGTGCTCAATCGACGCGCGTCCTTCAATACCTGCTCAATGGCGGCTTTGTGATTTCTGACCGTGAACGTCCCGTCGCCGGGAATGTGGATTTTAATACTACCCTCGGAGGTGGCCCATTGACCTTGCTTCATTCCAGGCTTGAAAGCCTTGTTCCGTGACTGCTCAAGCCATTCGTCATGCGTGGGCGCCTTCTTCAACGCCGATTCCAACTTTTCAATCAACTCGGATTTGATCTCTTTCGCTGGTCGCGTGCCTTCAGTCTTTGCCACTTCCGAAACCTGTTCCTGCATCTTGGCTTCGGCGTTCGTTGCTTCTACCGTGGGCTGTTTCGGTCGCTTCGTGATCTCGGCGATGGCCTTCGCGCGCTCGCCGGCAAAATCGTAGCCCGGTTTGGCGTAAACCGTTTTCTCAGTCGGATACGGCCCGCCTTTGCCTTTCACAAGCACGCCGTTCTTCACCGCTTTATTGAGCGCGGCCAATTCCCCAGACTTCAATTGCCCGATCTGCGGCACCGTTTCCGCCAGCGCGCGCTCGACAACGGGATGGTGTTTGGAGGCGGACTTTTGAGCTGTTGCAAAAGTTTCCGGCGTGAATCGATCCTGCCTTGGAATTGGAAGAGGCTCCGTGTTTACTGCGCGGGCATTTGGAAATTGTTTCGTAACCGCACCGTGAATGTCCTGAGGCTTCGATGGATCGTTTAACTCCGCGAGAAGGTTTCCATCCTTGTCGAACGCCTGAACATTCGTGTGTCCACGTCCCGTTTCACGAATCACTGTCGCATATTTGATCCCGGACTCCTGTTGAGTTCCGGGCGTTTTTGTCGATTGGCCATCGACTATCGGCGATGCCTTCGGCACTTCCGCCACACCCACTTCACCAGCCACAGGAGCAGGCTGCCCAGCCACATCGCCGGTTGGAGCCGGTAATGTTCCAACGGGCGCAGGCGTCTCGGCAGCGGCGAGTGTTGGCGTCTTCGGCGCATTGGGTTCAATAGGCTGAACGTTTGCCGTTCTTTCCTCCAACACCTTTTCCGCTGGAACAACTTTCGTCTCTCCCCCTGGCACGGCCGCCTTGTGTGCTTCCGCCGCTTTCGCGATCGCTTCCGCCGTCGGTGGCACCACCTCGTCGAGCACGGGCACGCCGTTCTTCGTCGTCTGCACCACCGTGTTCCCCACCGGCTCCGGCTTGGTGCTTTGGCTCATCCCCAAAAGCGTGCCGTCGAAGTCCTTGCCTTCAGCGGCAGCCAACACAGCTTCGCGTGTCGTCTTGGCCGGATTGAATATCGCCAGTCCGTGCTTCGTATCCACGGCACTGAGCGTCGGCGGCACATCGTGCAGTCCGGGAATCAACATCGGCAGCGGCGATCCCGGCGTGATCAACGTCACCGCCTTCGTGCTTGCCGGGTCTAAAGTCACTTCCAACTGCTTATGGATGGCGTCGAGCTTTTCCGGAACAGGCGCAGCGGTTTTGGTTTCCGCCACGCCCGTCGTCGGGCTTAACACATCTTCCGTCCGCCCTTTTTCCTTCCCTTGCTTTCCTGAATCATCGCCGCTCACCTCCTTCAACACCTCCGCTGTCGCAGGTAAATTATTTTCCTCGGCCACTTTCACTTCCGCCGCTTTTGGTGCTTCCGGTGTTCCTTGTGGTTTGGGTGGCGTCAACGCCGTGTAGGCATCAAGGATTTCCTGAAACTTCGCCGTCGCTTCCGGCGTGTTGCCGGCCACGTCCGGATGAAATTGCTTGGCCAGATCCCGGAACGCGCTCTTGATGTCTGCCGGCGTCGCGTCCGGGTCCAGTCCGAGAGTCGAAAGATGTTCCTCGCGCGTTGGCCCGCGTGGCGTGGTCAGCGGTGCCGCCTCTCCGCGCAAAGCGTGCGTGCCCAGCGCCGCCGTCAATGGCGCGCTCAGTGCCGCGCTCGTCCAGAGTTTCGCCAGCTTCGCCGGGTCGCGTTGGTCTTCCGGCTTTCCATACTCCGCGCCGAGGGCTTGAGCGGTATCCACCGCGAGATTTTTCCCGGTGTGCAACGCAAACCACGCCGACAACGCGCGCGACAGTCCCGTGCCCTTCAGGATTCCAGCCACACCAAAGGTTCCGAGCGACAGCGGCGAAGTCAGCCCGGAGAGAAACTCATCTGCGCCCTGACGCAACCCGAGCATCTGTTTCTCCAGCGGTGTGCCCTCTTGCTGAATGCGCTGCACTTCCGCCACTTTTTCCGGGTCGTTGCCGCCGTAGCCGAAGAACTTGCCGCCCGTCGGCGTCGCTTCCAGAATGGGCTTGTTCAGAATCGCAGTGGAACCGAGTTGCCGCGTCGTTTCCAAGGCTGGCTTTTCTAACGCGAGCGCCAGGCGATCGGAACCGGCGGGGACGAACTGCGCTTTCCCGCCGCGGCGTGGCACGTCGGCAAAGACATCTTCCGGCAAGGTTACTTCCGCCCGTGGAACGTCAGAGAAAACGTCTTCCGGGATTGTCACGGCTGCTCTCGGAACATCCGCAAAGACATCTTCCGGCAGCGTGTTGGTTATTTCCTGAGTCTCGGGCATGGCTCAAGACTCACTTCTTCTTGTCCTGAAGTGTGTAGCCGTTGGCCTCCAGTGTAGCCTTCAACTTCGCGCGCACAGCGGTCGGGTTTGCCGGTGGCACAAAGACTCCCGCGCTGTTGGTGTAACCCGCGATGGCGCGTTCCGCTTGTTTCATCAGCGCGTCGGCATCCAGGTGGCTCGCCAGCTTGGGAAGGTTGTTCGGCGCGGTGGCTGCCGTCGCCTCGGCTGTGGGCGCATTCGTCGCAGAACCCTTGGCTGTTTCTGGTTTGGTCGCCGGTGCGCTCCCCTTGTTCATCCAGTTCGTCGAAAGTTTCACCCGTTCGTCCCACAACTTTTGCAACTGCGCGCGCGACGCCAGGGCCGCCTTGGTCGCGCTCGTCTTGTCCGTGTCCGTGGCACTCGTGCTCTGCGCGATCTTCATCTGCGCGCTCAACTCCTTCTGCACCGCCTCGATCTGTGATTTATTGTTTTCCTGCTGGGCCTTTACTTCCGCCGGCACTCGTTCGTTGATCGCGCTCGCGTTATGAACTTTGCGAATCTTTCCCGTCTCCGGATCGGAATCCACCAACGCTTCATACGTCGGTTTGCCGTTCTCATCGTAGAATGTGTGGACGCCGAAATTGCCGCCTTCACTCCCGGCGGGCGGCAGTCCGTAAGTCGTTTTGCCAGTGGCATCCACCTTTGTTGGCACCAGTTTCGCCGCCTTCGCTTTCTCCGCCGCCTGCATCTCCACGTACTTCTGTCCGGTGTGCAGGATGGCCAGTGCCGCCGGGCTGGGTGTGCCGTCCTTGTTCTGCGCGGCCTCACCCAGAGCACGGACCGCCACATGGAATTCGTCCGGCAATGCCAGGAAGCTGTCGTTGAATCGCTTCGTCAAATCCAACGCCGCCTTCGCCGCCACTGAATTGTTTTCAATCTGCTTCTGGCGCAGCGTGATCGATTCGCCGCGTTGCAGGATCTGGCTCTTCTCCGCCAGCGCATTCTGGAACTGCGGATACATCACGCCCTCGGGATTGGCCGCCGTGATTTTGCTCAGCTCATCGAACGTCGTCGCCTGCATCACTTTGCCGATCGCATCGAGCGCATTCGTCGCGCGCCAGCTCGGGGCCGGCGGCGCCGTCATCCACGTCGGCTTCTCGTTACCGTCCCAGCGCGATCCCGGCGTCGGCGTAATGTTTCCCGTGCCGTTGCGATCGTAAGCCATGCCCACTTCCTCGTTGGGCACCACCGTCCCCGGCCGATCCGGCACAAAAACTTCCGGGCCACGTTCCCCCACGATCGCCGGTTCACCCACCGCCGGCCGTCCGCCATCCGCAAATCCCAGAAAGCCGAACGTCCTCGGCTTGAATTGCTGATCGTAGCCTGGGCTGTACGGCGTCGCGGGCGCGTTGGGTGCCGTCACCGGAGGCGTGCTGATCGGTGGGGCCGTGATCGGCGCCGCGTTCCACGGCTTCGTCGGATCGGGATGGAGAATGTCAAACTGCCGCCGGTCCTCGATATACTTGTCGCGAAACTGCTGCGCGTCCTGCGCCATCTTATCCTTGGTCAGCGCATTTTGTTTCGCGGCCTGGAATGATTGCGCGAACGAGCGGCCAATCTCGGCATTGGCCGGCGCCGCTGCCAGCGCGTAGCTTTGCGGCGTAAACATCTGCCAGCCGGGGAGCGTCGAATTGCCAAACAGGTCAGACATATCGATCCTTACCCTTAATCGCTCGTAGATTTCTGCGGTATTCGTTTCGGCACGTCGGATGCCAATGAGAACGATTACCTTCACGACGGCGCTTTAGATTCTCTGGCGAGTCATACTTATGGCAGTAGCAGCACTTTCTAAATTCGGCGTTACCACACTCCGAAAAGGCTCGCTGACTGGCATGATATTGCATGTGCGCGGCGTGAGATTGGAACACTTGCAAATTATCCATTCTGTTATCTCGTGTGTCGTGGTTGATGTGATGCACGACTTCTCCGTCCTCTATCGCTCTTCCTAAAATCTTTTCAGCGATCAGAATGTGTTCATAAACGTGCCCATTCGCGTTGGCGCGGTGATGTCCGTGGCACAGGGTCAATTTGTATTTTGCGCTCATATCGCGCCTCCCGCGCCACCGGCCGCCGAACCGGCCACACTCGTCGCCAGTCCGGTGATGCCTTGCCCCAGATCGCTCAATCCGTTGGACAGCTTCGTCCCGAACGAATACTGCGAGTCCAGTTGGTTTTGCATCCAGTCGCGTTGAAACTTTCCCGTCGTGTTGAACTCGGCCGCCGCCATGCGCTGCGCCGGGGTCACAAACATCGTCGAGACATCGAACCGCGGCGCCACCGTGTTTTCCCGCGCCGTCGCGATCCAGCGTGTGCCGGCGTCGATGCCTTTGCTGATCAAATCGAGGCTGCTCAATCCCAGATCCCGCGCCACCAGGTTCTTCGCCATGCCGCTCCCGCCAAATCCACCCGTGAGCGATCGGTAGGCCGCGCTCCGCCCGATGTTGTCCGAAACGTCCTGCGGCAATTCCCCGGAGAGGAACGAATTGATCTTCCCGCCAATGCTCGAAACCATCTTGTGATAACCCGGCACCGCCGTTTCCAGCATCGAGTCGAGCTGTTGCTGGTTGAAGGCGTTCACCTGCCCGCCCAGCTTGGAAAGGTCCGCGAAGTTGGAAATGTTTCCCGCCACGGCTTTCTGTTGCTCGGTCGTGGTGTCAATCGGTTTGAACTTGGGCACCTTCGGTTCCGTCGCGAAGAGCGAACCGAGAAAGCCAAGTCCTGTAATGTCGCCGGGCATAAGTTAAATAGCGTTTTCGATTTCCCCCGCGCCGAAGCAGGTCGGTTGCACGCGCATCTGCATCACCGGGCCATCGCCCAGGTGTGACGACAACTCATCGTTCAGCAACGACACCGCGAATTTCTCGGCCGTGTAACCCTCCGCAAAGTTTCGATTGTCGAAGTGAACCAGCGCGCGCACCTCCTCTTCCAGCGCATCAAGGTTTCCAATCAGGATGAAATCGTTTTCGTTCGCCACGTTGTAGAAACGCAGCTTCGCCGCCACGTCCACCGCCGCGCTCTCGCAACTGCCGCTATGGATCTGGCTCAGGCCCGGGAGAAAACTGCGCCGGTAATTCGGCAGCGTTTCACCCGGTTCATAATAGGCCAGCGCGCGCACGTTGGCCGCCGTCATGGTGTTGTACTCGTAGAGGCGGATCGCGCCATTCGTCGTCGGCTTGATCACGCGCACCAGCTTGGAGAAATACTTTGTGCTCAGCGTTTGCGTCGCGTTCGTCGCCGGGATGGAAACTTTCTCGCCATCGATCCACGCCGAGCCGTCGAGCGTGCGAATCCACTGTGCGTTGTTGTCGTAGCCTTGCAGGTTGATGTACTTCCCGCTGCCCTCGCTCACGTCGGCATAGACTTTGATCTTTCGATCCGTCGCGCCGCCTGTGATGTCATCAAACGCGCAGACGTTCCCCCGGTCGACCAGCTTCAACCCGCTGTTCGCATCCTGAATCCCCGGGCCTGATTCCAGGAATTCGTACCACGAGTTGCGCACCGTGATCGGCCGCGAACACACCGCCGCCATCTCGATCGTTTCAATCTGGCGCGGCCACGTGATGCAATCGCTGTTCACGCAGATGCGATAATTCTGGTAGGTGCCCACCCATTTCCCTTTGGGCAGCAAGCGGCGCACGGCGCGGTTGATGTACTTCAGCACTCGCGTGTCCGAGGCGCACAGGTTCGCCGCACTGGCCATGCGGTCCCGCGCTTCAGCTACAGTCAGGAGGCTCATGCAATCACCGATCTCGCGTTACTGTTACACGTAACAAATTCCGGCAGCAATGGCGAATGCGTGCTCATGAACGGTATTGCCGGATTGTCCGCCGGATGAAATAAACCGTGTAGTACGGCGGCAAATTGTTGTGCCCCTGGTCGTTGCCCGCTTCTCCCGTGGGCGCCACCGAAGGCACCGACGCATCGTCGCTCCGAACCTTGGACATGCGGTAATCTGTATTCACATCAGCCACCCGCTCCCGGTAAACATACGTCGAGGACGTGGGGTTGATGCCGCTGTTGGACGTTCCTTGATCATCCACAAACATCTGGTGCTTGTGCTTGGGTAGCTCGTTCGTCACCAGCGTATGATTTTCCTCGCCGCCCGTGTTCGTCACCGCCAATGCCGTGCCGGAGGGAAGATTGCCCACGCCGATCGGCATCCGCGCCGCCATCGCCGTCACGATTTCCCAGAATGGTCCCGTGTAGATCGTGGCCGTTCCCGCCACGCCGTCATCCAGCGTGTCGATGTCGCCCGGCGCTCCGTCCCACATCAGGATCACGCCCGGCGGCAAGGGGTGACGCTGCCGCCACGCGCCGTCGAAGAAATCCCACATGCCGGGATAACTCGGCGAACCATCCACGTTCAGCCGGTGCCACGGTTTGTCGCGGTCGTCGCTCCCGGGCGTCGTCTCGCCATAATTGAACGTGGAAAAATTCCCCGGCAGACTGCCGCTCGAGTACGCCATGAAAGCGTTGAGCCGTTCCTGCTCGGTCGCGTAACAGGCGCTCTCGGGCAACGTCCCCGGCACGAAGATGATTTGCGCATTTTCACTCATATTAAGAAACACTCAATGACCCGGGCGAGGAAGGGCATCCCGTGGCCGTCCGTGTGTAGTCGCCGATCGGGCTTAACCCGACAGCCTTCGTTCCTTCCCAGAGCACTTCCGAAAATCCACCCACCGACGCCGAGATGCTCAAATACCAGTGCGAGCCTGGAATCAGCCCAAGCGTCACGAAGTAATAGAACGGGTTGAAATAAAGCGCCTCGCTGTTGATATATCCGCGCCAGTTGCAACCACCAGAGCTGACCAGTTGTCCCGTCACGTTCCCGCCCGGATTGGGATAGGAAGAGGCGAAGCAAAACATTTCCAAGGTGACGGGGTAGCTCAATTGCAGCGATCCCGGCACACTTCCCGGGCAATCCACGGGAGGGACACATCCGTCGCTCACCTCGGCGGAATCTTCGTCATTGCCGCAATCGTTTTCGGCTGTCACCACGATCGTGTAGGGAATACTCGGCAACACTACCGGCGCGCTGCCGCTCAAGGCCGGTTCCACCACTTCGCCGTCCACCGTCATGGACGAAGGCACCGTGCCGCTCAGGTGCCACGTCACCGTCACCGTGTCACCGGTGCAAGCCGACTCGGGCGATACCGTCACCGAGACAAACTCCGGCGGCTCGCAGGGCGGAGGCGGGTCCGTGCAAATCGTGTCGATCAAACGCCGGATCACCGTCCCGTCCGCCAGCGTGATTTGCAGCAGGAAATATCCCGCCAGGGCCGTGAACGGTTGCCCCCACATCCGCCATTCATAAGTCCCCGCCGCCACCGTCCCCAGCGTCGTTTGATAGGCGGAAAATAATTGCGTCGGCCCGGATTGATCGATCAACACCAGTGGATAGGTATGGAACGGCACGCCCAGCGGCTCGATATATTCCTTCGTGGACCATGATTGTCCCGAGTCCCACACGCCGTCGGCGTCGGTCTGCAAAATCGTGATGTCCAGGATCTCGATGTCGTTCAACAACGTCATCTGGAGCACGAACTGGTAATCGTTGGCCTGCCCGTTGGCCGCGAACTCGTCGAACGTCCCCACCTTGTCGCCCGTGTCGCACAGGTAGGCGAAGGCAAAACTGCTGTCCCCGGTTTCCTGATACGTCGCCGTGCTGATCGCCCCGGCCGCGCATCCGCTCACGATCGCCACCGCCTTGACCACTTCCACCAGCGTATCAAAAAGGAATGGCCCGCTGTAGAGGTTCGAGTCCGCCGTCGGGTCGCTCCCGTCCAGCGTGTAATAGATCGAGGCGCCCGCCACGTTCGTCGTCAGGACCACCAGCGTCGGCAGCAACACAAACGATCCGTCCGGTGGATTGATCGTCACCGTCGCCGTCGGGCAACCCACGGGCGGGATCACGTCCGCGTCCGCGCGATAGTCCATCGCGGGTGGGCAGCATGATTCTGTGCGGCACGTGCTCATTGGTCGTCGCACCCGTCAATTTCTCCCAGCGGTTCCTCCTGCTCGATCGCGCTCAGGCGCAACGTCCGCAGGGTCGCCCCGCCCGTGATCGTGATGCGTGGCTGAAACTCGTAGCCCAGGCGCGACGGCTTGTTGTCGCTCTCCGAGCAATCATCCGGCGGTTGGGGAAAACGTTTCTTCGCGCGGTATTGCGGTTGTACCGGTGCCGGGCAGCCTGAGCAATTCGCCGTCGTCGCGCACGCGCTGCCCACGTGCCAGTCAAACCAGCACGGCGCCTGGTCAGGACGAAATTGCACCGTCCAATCCACCTGTCCGCGCATCGCCTCCAATGACACGTCGCCGCCTTCCAGTTTCTTCAGCGACTGCACTGTGCTCCCGCCCTTGAGCAACGCCGGTCCTTCCACCGTCCATTCGATCCGCTTGTTGCCGTTGTCCAGATACCCGGTCTTCAGCAATTCCCAAAGTTCGTTGCGCCCGTCGCTCGCGCGCCGGTGCATCACAAAGCATCGCTCCGTCCCGGAAAAATCGCCCGCGATCAGCGCCGTGAAATTCAGCCCCAGCCAAAGCCCGTCGTAAGCCGGTGGCAGCTTTTCCGCCATGCCGCTGATCAGATCGAAATCGAGCACGGCCATCCCGCGATGGTAGCAACCATTCGTCAACGGCGTCTGGTGGCACAACACCAGCAACCGGTTGTCGAACAACGTCGCGTTGCAGAAGTCGAGCAGCCGATCCGTGTCGAACGACAACGTGCGTCCAATCTCATTGGAGAGCGGCGTCGTGGCCCATGATTGTTGGAACTCCCGCCGCGTCATGGCCACCGATCCCAAACCATCCGGGCGCCGGTAAAACATATCGCCATTCACCAGCACGACCGATTCCTGGCTCGTCGCGCCCTTGCCCAGCAATACCACCGACTGAAACAAAATCTGTTTCCACGTCTCGCGCTGTTCCCCGATGCGCGCCGACGCCGCGCCAAAGCGCGTGAACACCATCAAGTCACCCTGCCCCGTGCCGCGGTCGAGTTGCGCGATGATCTTCACCGCCGTGATCTCACCCGGGAACGGCACCGTGATGTTGCCGCCTTCGTTCAGGTAATTTTCTTCCGTGAACTGGATCACTTCCGTCCCGCCATGCACGATGTCGCCCACGATGTAGGCCCGCCGATGCGGCAGCGTCACCACCAGCCGCCCCAGCCCGTAGGCCATCGCCGTCCCCACCGGCACTTCATAGCTCGGCGATCCAATGCTCGATCGGCGCATCGACGCGCCGTCGTAGATCAATGGGATCGATTGCCCGTCCTGGATGATCAGGTATTGCTCGGCCTGCACCATCCACACATGCCGGCGGATGCTCGGGTTGTCGTCGCCCGGAATACCGATGTTCGAAACATTCACCGCGTTCACGCGCGACGGATCGATCCGGTAAATCCGGCCGCCGATCGACACGATCAGGAACGTCCCGTAAGGCGTCGTGTAGAACTCGCGCCCCTGCACGTTATGGTTCCGGAACCAATGGCAGTCCTCGCCTGACTCGAAATGCAGTTGGATTTTTTTGAAGGGCGGCCGGTTGGATGGATAACCGCCGCGCACCGTCGTATTGATCAGCCGTGCCGCTTTGCGCGCGCTGAACGGCTCCCCGCTCCCGAGCAACGACGGCGACACCCCTTCATCCACCCCGTCTTGCAGGATGGTGAATCCATCAACCAATCGTTTGCGCTCCACTTCCGCCATGTCACTTGGCTTCCTTCACAAATTCAATCCACGCATAAACCTCCACGTTGGAAAAACTCGATGCCTTGCCCATGCCGCTCGTGGCCTTCGTCGTTTCACAGCGATGTTGCAGCTCCAACACCGTCGCGCCGGCCAGCGTGAAACGTCCCTGCACTTCGCTCGTCGTCATCCCATCCACCGCCGCGCCCGATCGCACCGTGGTTCCAAACGCCACCGTCGTCCCGGCCGTGATGTTCTGGAGCCGCGTCTGGTGGTTGTCGCACTCGTAGCCCACCGCCTGCCCGCGAAACCGGTAGGTGCCTGCGCCCAGTGTGATTTGGTTCGAAGCCAGTGAACCGATCGCGCCCGGATCATACGTCTCCACGTTCAGCGGCCGCGTCTGCCACGCCCCGCTTGTGAACGTCCCGCCGTCGGTGCCGCTGGCCAGTTCCTCGCGATACATCGCCGGGTCCACGCCAGTGCGGCCCACTTGCGTGCTGAGATTGTTCACCCCCACCAATCCATAGGCCGGATCAGTTCCATTGGATTGCAACACCTCGTATTGCGCGCCCAAGGGCAGCCGTGCATTCACCGTGGCATTGCGGTAAATCAAATCGCCGCGCGTCGTCACCGGGGAGAGCGCATTGAAAGCCGGGTTCGCCGTCGTCTGCCCCGTGCCGCCATTGCCGATCGCCAGCGCGTTCTTCACTTCGATCGAGAGACTGAGATCCACCTTGTCGTAGCGCATTCCTGACGCTTGGCCCGAGTCCGCCACCAACCGCTTGCCATCGGTCCCCACTGCCACGCGCACTTCACTCGTCGCGTCGCGCGTGAGAATGTCGCCCTTGGTCGTCAGTGGAATGTTCGCCGGATCGCCATCCGCGCCGTCCTCACCTTTCACGCCGCCCGGAGAAACCTTTCCCAGTGCCGCGATCACGTCCGTCGGTGAAGCGTTGCCGGTGTAGCCAAGGTTCGTCACCGTGGCGTTGGTCGAGGAAGTGGAGGAAACGAAATCGAAATAGCCCGCACCCTCGATGAAGATTTTTTGCCCCGCTCCCATCCACGTGGAGTCCACCACCTGGATCACCACGTTGGCATCCACCGCCGGCATCGTGAAGCCGCTCGTCAGGGTCGTAAACGAATCGACGCCATCCGCCCCGTCCGCGCCATCGGCTCCCGCGGCGCCCGTCGCGCCGGGAATCTGCACCGACACCTGGTCATCACAAGTTTGGCAACAATCGGAAACTGATGGGAGCGCAGCCATGCGCTACCTGTTACAATTAACATGGCGCAAAAGCAATGAACTTTGCTCACCGGAAAACCACGCCGCGCGCCGCCAGAAACGGCGCCGCCAATCGTTTGTTGTGCAACTGGCTCGGCAGCGTGTGCCGGCAATCCTCCCGCTCCCAGACATTCGCGTGCCGCTCGTGCGCGATCAGGTCGTCGAACTCCGCGCCACCGCTCTGTTTCATCAACACGCGAAAGCACCAGTCCCATGTCTCCGCGCCCAGCACCAGATCCGGCAGTTCGCGCCCGTGCTTCTCCCACCAGGCCACGCTGAACGCAAACAGGTCGCAACCCGCATAGGCCGCGCCAGCGCGAATTTCCTCCGCGCGCTTCGGTTGC